CATCAGCCCACTTGCTAGGATAACGTATATAATCATTTTGTTCGCCTAAAGCATCAATACTAAAATTAAACTTTACCTGTTTAAAATGCTTCCATAGATCAAATAGCTTACTAGGCAGCTCTAATCCGTTGCTGTTGTATCTAAGGATACAGTTTTTAGCATTACCCGAATCGACCATAAACTCTAATATTTTATAGTGTTCTGGGATTAGTAAAGGTTCGCCACCTGCAAAATAGAGCTCCTTGATATTGTGAGCTTGTGATTTCATCGTATCAAGGAAGCTACCTTTCTGATACCATGTATAATCAAAGCTTCGATCCCAGTCCTGATCTTGTTTCAGTTCAAAAGTCTTGTACTTAGGATACTGTTGTTTCCAATCTTTAATCCAACTGCTGCTATCATGTGGACTACACATAACACATTTTAGTTGGCAAAGATTTCCTAGCCTAAGATCAAAGTAAGGAATGTCAACAGGAAGACTTCCATCCGTTGATGTTTTATCGACTACTGACTGTATATCTATACGATCCTTCCAAACTATAGTTTCCCATACACGTTTGCTAATAATACCGTTAGATTCTTCTTCGAAACATTTTGTACAACTACTAGGAATGCCGCCATCCAGCATCTTAAGTCTAATAGATTTCATATAATCTGAGTTCCATACTTCTTCTATAGTATTATCTCTCAGATTCATCACCCTACCATCTCTCTTAACCAAACCTGCATCTTTCACGTCATCAGGACCTGCACCACTGGCGTTGGCGGTACAGCATACTCGCACATCACCGTTGGGTCTTGTTGCTAGATGTATCCATGGTAAAGGACAGAATGTAGAACTATTCATTTACGTACTGTGCCTTTTGTCTATCAAATGAGCCGCATTGCTTTCCACACTCTTTTAGTCCACATGTATTCCAGGTGCGTTCTATTTTGTTGAAATAATCACTGTCGAATATTTCCTGCAGACTTTGATCATTGAGATTAGGAAATACATCTATCTTATCTAAGTAGTCTATCCTAGAAAAACTAGTCGGAGGAACCCATTCTAGATCCAACCAACAGCAAGGTGTGACGTTTCCAGTGGCGCTGATATAAAGCATACTATCTGATTTAGCCTTGCAGCTTATAGTGGGTAGCTCTTCCTTTATAGAAGATTTTATCTTAGGTATCATTGATTCACTCTTTGATGTAGGATAAAGAGTGTATATCTTTTTTCCTCGGTCGTCTAGCACTGGAAACTCGCCATCTTTGAAACGACTAGTGTGCTTTACCGTAAAATCTTTAAACCCTAGTTGTTGACTCAACTCTTTACAGGCATCTACTTGATGTTCGTTATGAGAAAAAACGATCATATCCCATCTTGCAGAACCTCCATTCTCAATAAAGATCTTTGCATTGGTTATGATCCTATCCCAGTCAGTATCTATTCTGTATATAGAGTGTGTATCTGCTAGACCGTCAATGCCGAATACCACGAATACTTCTAAGCCTGCAAGCTCACGCCACCATTTCTCAGACCTTGCGCTGCCGTTAGTATGCATCTGTAAACCAATATTGGGATTAACTTCACGAAGGTATCTAAAAATCTCTAGTGTATCTTTAGCTATGATAGGATCACCTAGATTGCCGCACATGTTTAGATGGCCTAACTGCTTGATAAAATCTATAGGAAACCATTTTTTAAATGTGTCGAGATCTATTTCGGCCAGTTCAACAAAGGGCTGCATCGGGCCGCCGGCAAGCCTTCTAGGACACATAGGGCATCTTGCTTGGCATTTTGATGTTACTTCAAGATGTATGTTTCTTATATCTTTATAATCATACATGTTTCTTTCCTATAATCATAAAACGCTTATACAAGGGCAAATCTATTTCGCCGGCCCATTCTACGGCGATGTGTGATTGTTCTTTAAAATGTTCTAGGCTGTCTGCGTGCCTGATATGTTCAGGAAGTCTATAGTTATTGCTCTGTAATACTATTATGCTATCGTCACGTAGCCCTTCTAACCAAGAATCATATTGTGATTGTGTAATATGTTCACAGCTGGTGTTAATGACTATATCAGCTTCACTGACTATGTCACACATATCTGCGGTAATGGCACTGAACTTTCCAACTACTTCTTCACCTTTGTTCATTACTCTTGCCACATCTTCGCATTCCGGATCTATGTCGATGCTACGGATATGTTTGATAGGAATGGCACTTTGAAACAGCATACTAGATAGTACACCTACCCAACCACCGTGTACATCCACCGACACCGGGAAGTCCAATACCTTGTTACGTTCTGGATAGATGTGATACACCAGTGTATCGACTAGCCACTCTTTGCTGCGTAGTTGTCCACGCCAAAAGGCATCTAATGTCCGCATATGATCTTTGCTTTCGCGGATGGCCTGCATCCAATAGTGGAGATGTTCTAGATCTATTTTCATTTGTATTTTGGTATCTTGCTGTCTGCTGAACTAACACAACTAGGGGTTACACATATCTGTGGATTTTTAAATAACTCAAATCCGTCCGTGAGTGTTCCCAATGGAACATCATGACAACTATAACTCCTCTTAACTTCATTACTTCTTATTATAACACTTTGATATCCACTATTACAAGTCCATCCTTTGAAGTTATTAAATCCGTAGCTGTTAAATCTTTCTGCCTGATCGAAAAGATATTCTCGACCTTCTTGATCATACAAAGCTATCTGATACAGTTCTTCTCCAAAAGATTCTTGAGGGAAACCAGTTTGCATAAGATTGATCATTTCTTCAGTGTAACCTTCTACAACAAAACTCGCAGTAGGATCGCTCTGCGGTTTGAGTGTAACATTGATTCCCCTTTTATAGAATCTTTGGCAACGTTCGTAGAGATCGTAAAATCTCTCAGGAACCATCACCTGATTAATAGTGACGTGTACATACTCATTTAATAGTTGCAGACACTTGTCTCCAAACTCTTGTTCTTTAGCGAACTCTTCGTGATAGCTGGCCGTGATACTTCTGCGCTGTAACATGGCTGTATTATTGCACCATGTGTTCCACCATTTCGATCCTGGACTTAGGTTTGTAGTCATATGCACACTTTGATAGGAACTTTCTTTTTCATCAAGGTGTTTAATAAGATCGTTCAAATGTTTGTAGGCTGTAGGTTCACCGCCGCTAAAACTCCAATGAAACTGATCAAAACCGTTTCGTTTGGCCTGCTCTTTTATTTGATCTACTGTCCTTTTATATACATCTAGATCTTGATAGTCTAGTTTGTCTGACCTAGCATAAGGCCAGCAATAACTACAGTTGTAGTTGCAGAACCTACCCAGGATCCAACTCACAGAGAACAAAGGGCTTTCCAGCATTGGTCTTTGTCCAAATCGAACGATATTTTGGAATGGTATATTTTGAAAGTCTTGTGTCATAAACTGCACATATTTAAGCCATAAAAGGTTGCAGACTGTAGAACAAGGTTATATAATGTACATGTGGTCGTGAGTGGAAATAATGGTAGACCTCCAGCTCGTTGGGAAACGATGCTCGGGACCGGGGCGCCGACTTAGTCACAGCCTTTGTAGGTTCGAATCCTACCGACCACACCAATCTCTAAGATATATAGAGACACATAACTATAAGGATTTATTATGTCAAACACAGTAGAACAACTCAAACAAGCATTCGAAGCATTTTTAGCAGAGGATGCTAAGTTCGCAGCAGGCAATAATGCAGCAGGTACTCGTGCTCGTAAAGCACTTCAAGAAGTTGGCAAAGCAGTTAAGGCTCGCCGCAATGAAATCACAGAAGAAAAGAACGCCCGCAAAGAAGCCAAGGCCGCCTAAGATGGCTGATGATACCGTCAGTTATGATTCCATGACTGGTTCTTATCTCGGTACAGACACTATTACTATTAATGGAACTGGCTATACTACTGGTTCCATTACTGTGCCTTCCACGACCACTGTTACACTACCCGTAGGTAGCGGTGGTTATGGTGCTCTCGGTTCAGCCACAGGCTACACTATAACAGGTGGAGGTAGCGGTGGGGCCGGAACTAGTTATAACTGGATCAACAATAGTGTCACTAGCCAAGCTAATGTCAAGATAACTTCTGCGGGTATCGATCTAGACAATAACTGTGATATCAAAAAAGGCAATATCAGTCTGTTCGAAACATTAAAAAATATCGAAGACCGACTAGCCATCCTTCATCCTAACCCACAGCTAGAGGCCAAGTGGGAACAGCTCAAGGAACTTCGTAGACAATACGAAGAACTAGAGAGGGATATCATCGAAAAAGAAAAAATCATGGACATACTAAGGGAAAAGTAATGAATGTACGTTTGGTCTCCTATTCACAACCAACATCAGAGTTTGCAGGCATGGGCATCGAAGATGCGCAGGAACTCATTGCGTATTGCGCCCGTGTCAGCAATCCCAGCAATCAGTT